ATTGATAACATAAGGTGCGTGAACATACATTTGCATATTGTTCGTATGAAGGAACTTCCCTGCTGATGCTAAATCGGCCGCATCAAACTTCTTCAAGTTATAATTGAGTGGCGCACCAATGAACGTTTGGAAACAGTCACAGCCCTTAGGAAGGGCTTTGAGTGTATCCGTGAATGACCCTTGAAGGCCGATGTGAGGTCCAATGCGGTTGTTGGTGGACATTATTTATGTTATTGATGTTGTTGTGCGGCCACAAATTGTTTCAATTTTTTGCTTAATCAGAGAAAATCTTATTCACCATTCCATTCTGGAAGCGCATCCAATTGAGCCCCATACAGTAAACAGTCACTTCCCACTCATCATTATTGGGCGGCTGAGTAATTTCTAAAGTGAGACGAAGCGAATTCAAGCGACTCGCATTGATTGACCCACTCGGTTGATGGTCACTAGGATGACGTGCGAAACTATAGCCGTATATGTAAGCGTTGTAGGCGACAATACCACCTCTATGTTTTTCCGCTATATGTGCTCTGAAATAATCAGCAGATGCGTACACAAGATCCATACCATTCGCCTGAATCCGCCCATTTACAAGAAGTCCCTTATAGGGATTATATACAGGGTCTTGTTCTGATCCGAGAGTACCAGTATAATTCGTCCACTCATTTTGAAATGCTGCGCCCTTGCGTCGGATAAACCAGATAATCTCTTCAATAGGCCCATTGGCTTCAAGGGGTAGTTGAATCAGCACAGTTTCCCCGCTCGGTTTACCCGTTTTATATTTAAGAGGCTCTGTGAAGTTAAATGTCTGGGTTTGCCTGTAAAGAAGATCGTGTGGTTGCCGCAAATATGCTTGACGCAGTGAACCATCTAAAACTGCCGCATAAGTCACAAGGCGTATATCATGTGGCTGAGGAGGCACTGGAGGTACTTGATATGTATGTATCGCTCCTTGCGGGTCCACAAATGTAAAGACTTTCCCTACAGGTGTATCATCGCAGTCTGAACGAGTTGTTTGACCATAACGGGCTACAAGTTCTTTGAAAGGTCTGAGCGTGATATTTATTCGCATATTCCCTTCGCGAATACTTACAAGGGGGAAAGCCTCCTTCAGTCTTGTGCGTTGAAAGAAGAAGGGGAGAATACATGTAACGTAGCCGCGTGGTCCAGCGGGATAGTCAAACCAGGCGACGCCATTTGTGCGCGGCCAACGACCGAGAGCATCGGTTGCGACTCCAAATTGACTATTAATATCAGGAAAAAGTTGGGAGACAATATTGGCAAAGTCGCCGTCAATGACCTCCAAGACTTGATCTCCTACTTCAAGTTCTGCTCGTTGAATTAGTGCAGTTCCGAGCGAATTTGCCCATACATATGCTGTCGTCGGATCTTGATATGTGAGTTTACCTTTCCGAAGAGACGACAAAATATTTTCTGGGAGCCAATGTTGGAGTTGGACCTGAACGAATACTGAAAGAAGAAGATCACCTGCATTCACGGACCCGAGATCAAATGTAAATGTATTTCCGAAATCTGGAGACCCCCTTACAGGGAATTCTTGAACGGATGTGGAAAATGGGTGTATTCTTCTGTTTGAGTCTGCTGTGAATAGTGTATTTTCCACATCAAGTGGGAAAAGTGTATTATCTTGTTCATCACGACTGGCCTGGTCAAGGACAGTTGTAATGTCTCCTCGTGGTCTTAGGAAATCCATTTGGGCCTCTGAAAGAAATAGTTTTTATTTGTTTATACTTATGCGCCGTTTGGTCTAATTCGCATATAATAGCGATCCTCGTCCTTCGCCCACAGAATATGTTCCATATCCATCAACAATAAGATTCATTTGTGAATTACTGGTATTCACTTGTGCCAAGTCTACATATATTGTTGGTCTATCCGCACTCGTGAAATTCAACGTACCAGTTGGAGAAAACTCGCGAGGAGCCCTATACGAGTGTTGTTCGCCATAAGACCAGTTCATTGAACCGATACTCCGTCCAGAATAGCGTTCCTGTTTTGCGTGGGATTCAATGTCTTGCCATATCAGGGAACTCCAGAACTCTTCTCGGTTCTTCCCCGCAACAGTAAGTTTTATGTTATTATAATAAGGGGCTGTAGAATCGGTCGCATTTGGTGAAAACTTCCAGAGGCGATTCGCATCCAAGTCCTCACGACTCCGTATAAACCAGTACATTTGTTCAGCAGGATGGCGACCTTCAATGAGCCGTTTTGCTATTGCAGTCGCACCTGTAGCGAGTGGCGCATAATCAGCGGGGCCAAATGTGAACTTATTTTCATACAGTCTACTAAATGTCGCAATCGGGATTTCTAGCGACTTCTGGTGTACAGGGTCAATGTAAAGTTGCTTATTTTCAAGAAAGATTGTCGGATCAGCCATCATATAGCGTGGAATAGTCTGAAAGGTTTTAGCAACGTAATTAGAATTATAGATAGTCATTGACCTGTCCCAAGGATTCGGCTTCCCTTTTTGCGCAGCATCAGAACATTCAACAAGATCCTCTAAGCGGCGCAAAGTGAGACGAAGACGATATTGCTGCTTCTCAGTTGCGCACAAAGGTAGACCGCCTTCATCAGTGTGCTGACAGAATGGTAAAGGGATTCGCAAACGATACGGCCCCCCTGTTGCGGCGTGTTGAATTGACAACACAGATCCATCATGAACACCTGTAAGGGCATCTTCCAAAAACGCTGAATTATAAGAACCTCTCATATGTCTCTGAGCAAAGAGCGCATCTCCAGAATATTCTTGTAGTAGTATATTGTCTTGATAGAATTGTATTTTATCAAAGAGAAAATACGCAATACCATTTACGTAGCCATAACTATAATTATTTGTATCAAAAATTTGTGTAGAGTTATTTTGCGCAGCCTCAACTGCAGGAAGCCACGTTGGAAGATTAATCAAGAGTGTCGGCTCAATAAGAATATCTCCAGACTTCTCAATTTCAAATTCACACGCGCTTCCCCATTGAACACGATTACGTGGAACAATTGTTCGCAGTTCAGGAATAAATATCGGGCCAAGTTCATAACGGGCGTCAAATATATTCAAAGAAGTCTCTTCATCTCTTATAAAAAATGTGTCTTTTTTACCTCGCGCAACAAGATCGTATAGCGCACCTTCTAAAGTGGTTGTCGGCCTATCGGTCATCTCTGAAAATTGATTAGGTTTTCCCTTATAAGTAGTGTTACGAAGAATGACAAAACTTGTGATTGTCGAATCACCTGCAAAATGTGGAAAGATTGCTGGATTTCTTGGAGCGGATTATAAGGTCGTGGCGACATTTGGTCATATCAGAGCACTTGATGAGGATTTGGATGCTGTTGGCTTGGACCGAGATTTTGACCCCCGTTATCGGTTTCTAACAAAGGAGAAGGCGAAGGCTATTAACGCAATTAAAGATGCTGCGAAAGGTTGTACACAAATTTTCCTGGCGGCAGATGATGACCGTGAAGGTGAGGCGATTGCTTATTCTGCGTGTCTACTGTTGAAACTGAATCCTGCCACAACTGCTCGTGCTGTCTTCCGTGAAATTACTCGTGATGCCGTGTGTGGTGCTATTGCGAAGCCGAGGCTTCTGGATATGAGTAAAGTATTTGCGCAACAGAGCCGTGCTGTTCTGGATATGATGGTGGGATTCACAATTTCTCCACTGCTCTGGAAACATGTAGGTTCAGGTTTATCCGCTGGTCGTTGTCAAACACCTGCTCTGCGCCTTGTGTGGGAGCGTGAAGAAGATATTCGGAACTTTCGTGCGGAGTCTTCATGGGGCATTAAAGGAACTTGGTTTGGCGGCAACAACAACAGCAGCAGCCCATTTGATGCTTCCCTTACAGATGATTTGGAGGATGAAGAGTCGGCGTTGAATTATTTGGAAAATCATAGCGACAATCAAGCGGCTGTAGTGTGTGCTGCTGATACTCGCCCCTGGACTGAGAGCGCACCTGATGCGCTTATTACAAGCACATTACAACAACAAGCATCATCACTATTTCACATTGGTCCGAAGAATACAATGTCATCCGCACAGCGTCTGTATGAACAAGGGCATATCACTTATATGCGGACAGATTCCGCAACAATGTCTGAAGAGGCTGTTGATGCTGCGAAAGTTCAAGTGGAGGCGTTGTATGGTCGTGATTATATTGGTTTAGTTGCTCCTGTTGTGGAAGAAAATGTCACCGTCAAGGTGAAGGTCAAAGCAGGTCGGCCAAAGAAAGAGGCCTCTCCAAAAGCCCAAGAAGTCCCTAAAGCCCAAGAAGCTCCTAATCCGCAAAATGCTCCTAATCCGCAAAATGCTCATGAAGCGATTCGTCCAACACACTTTGAGCATCGCGCACTACCCGCCGACGAAGACTGGTCAGCAGTTGACCGCAAAATCTACGGTCTCATCTGGCTCCGCGCTATTCAGAGCATTATGGCCTCCGCCAAAGGCGAAAAGCGAATTGTGAAGTTTGTCGCAGAAGGTGACGAAGAAGCCGGATTTGAATGGGTATCTGATTGGAAGCGTACAACATTTGAAGGCTGGAAGAAGGCCGATACGAAAGCCACTGAACAAACCGATGGAGACGCCGCTAAAGACGCAGCAGCAGATGCGTGGACAGCCGCCACAGCACTCGTACCAGGTTCTAAACTGAAGTGGGCAACTCTAGAAGCATTCCCTAAGACCACAAAGTCGCATCCCCGCTATACCGAAGCAACCCTTGTAAGGGAACTTGAAAAGCGTGGAATTGGTCGTCCATCTACATTCGCAATGCTAATTGGAACAATTCAAGAGAAGAATTATGTTGAAAAGAAGAATATTGAAGGCGCTGAAGTTGTTCAGAAGCGCTATATGTTAAATAAGCCTAATGTATGGAATACTGAAGGACCCCAGAGTGAAGAGAAGAAGATTCGTCTCGGCGCTGAGAAGGATAAACTTGTCCCTACAGGATTGGGCGCATCTGTTGTTGAGTTTGCTCTGAAGCATTTCCCAGATCTCTTTAATTATCCTTTCACCGCTGCTATGGAAACTCGTCTGGACAAGATTGCGGATGGTTCGGAAGAATGGAAACTTGTGTTGAGAGATACTTGGAATTCGTATAAGGATCGTTATAGTGCGTTAAAGACTGCGAAAACATCGGCTGAAGATTCGGATCACAGGCGTGAACTTGGAGACGGACTCACAGCAATTAAGACACGCAAAGGACCTCTTCTTATGCGCGAATCTCCTGATGGGAACAAGGATGAGACAAAGTTCTATGGATGGCCTTCTGGTATTGCTTTTGGCGCACTTCAACTGGCGGAGGCTCTTGTATTTATTAATGGAAAAGATAGGGTTCTTGGTTCATATGAAGGTGAAGATATTCGTCTGAAAGATGGCCCATATGGCAAGTATATTCAATACAAAGATGTGAAACTCCCTTACAGTGATAATGAAACGCTTGATGCGATGATTGAGCGAATTAGCGCGAAACTGACTGCTGCTTCAGATGCGAAGCAAGTTGGTCAATACGAGATTCGGAATGGTCCTTATGGATTATATATGTTTAAACACGCGGCTGCGAAGAAGCAGTTTGTGTCTGTACCTGCGGGAGTAAATATTGCGTCATTAACGGAAGCTGCTGCTACTGCGCTGTTTCAGGCAGGATTGGCTGCGAAGGCTCGTTCACAAAAGTTCAAATCAATCCGAGGTGCAGCGGATGGTGAAAACGGGTCTAAGAAATATACACAAGGAAAAAAGAAGGGTGCTAAGACGGACGAATGAAACTTGCGCTATGTTTCCTTATAATTGAGAAAATAAAGTGTGAATCTGTTTGGGCAGAGTGGCTCAAAGGAAATGAAGATAAAGCCCTTATTTTTATTCATTCCAAACATAAATTCAAACCTACAACAGATTTTTTCCGAACACAGTCGCATATTGTAGAAACAGTTCCAACATCATGGGGAGGTTATGGGCTTGTTGAAGCAACTCTAAAATTATTTGAAAATGCTCTTGATTTTAGTGAAGAAAATATGCGGCTAATACTTGTTTCCGAAACAACAGTTCCAGTTAAAAAATTTCAATACGTATATAATTTTTTGTCAAATGATGGACGAAGTTTTATATTTGAATGTGAAAGAGAACAACGATTCCCCAGATATTTAAATATAGCAAAAACTTTGCGACATAATTGTGTTGCTAAACATTCGCAATGGATTATTTTAAATAGACGACACGTACAAATATTATTAAATGCTTCTAGTACAATTGAGAGAATATATTCAAAAATTTGGGTTCCAGATGAAAGTTGGGCTTTAACATTTCTGAATTATTTAAATGAATCTGAAGATGTATGTATTGATTTAATGACAACATATGTTAATTGGACTGAAGAAAGCATTATAAATCCAAAGACATTTTCTCAAATTCCTATGGACTTATTTCAAAATATTTTACTTAAACCATCATATCTTTTTGCGAGAAAATTTGTGAGCGATTCAAAAATTATTTTAGATTCTGAAACGTCTATAGATTTTGCTTCAACATTGACTAGTCTTTTGGCATAAGAGCACGAATATATACACTATGCCAGGCGTGTGGAACTATATTTCCTCTTAATGTATATCTGGGTTTTGAGCCAATTGGTAAATTGCTTATTTGTATATTTCGCAACAACCGATTATTGAGCGGAAGAATATGTCTTTCAAATATTTTCTCTATGAGCCTTTGGCGCGTAGAGAAAGTAATTGCATATATTTTTTGAACTGTGTGTATATTTTCAAAATATACAAGTCGCTGTCTGGGTCTTAGTGCTTTGAACCGAACAATACATAGTATTATTCGCCAATAGAACAATATTTGACTATTTTTCATATTATTATTTTATATTTATTTGAAGTAGTTTAGAATCAATTTTTAAGTATTAGTATATAACAACGCAGGAAGTGTAATAAAACGTGTTCCATAATTATTTATTGCGTTTAATTGTGCTGAATATACTGTACCAAGTTGAAGATTTGATAATGTAACTATAAGATTTGCCGACGAATTATCTAATATAGATATTTCACCAAAATTACTTGGGCTTACTAAAACTGAATAAGAAGCAGTTTGTGATGCCCTACTTATATTTGAATATATTAAAGTAAAAGGTGTAACAAATGTTGTTAGATTCTGTTCAGGAAATTCCGGAAGTCTCGCATTCTTTCGTGATTGAAGTATATTAATAACATCATTTTGAATAATTGGTTCTGTCGGATAAATAAAAGAAGTTCCTTCTGATTTAAGAAGACTTATATTAGTGTTTTTATTTTGATTCGGCCCAATAGGGTCTGTGCGATTATTTATAGAATTGTTTAAAACAGTTCTAGACTTATTTCTTTCCGCTACTAGAGACGCTGTATAGTTTGTATTCACATTTCGGAACATTCTAACAAGGTGATATAATTTGGTAGGCTCTGTGAATTACTAGATTTCTTTTCCAAGTATTTATATTTACTTTATTTGTATTATATAACTTCATATTTTCAGAAATTTCATAATTTAATAGATCGGGCATAATACGTTTTAAAAAATGTGGACAATATCGCCAAATGTGATATATAGGCATTACTTTCTAACAGTTCTCGTCTTTTTTGTTTTCTTGAGTTTTAGTGTTGTTACCGGTTTCGGCTTTGGCTGAATGGCTGCTTCCCCCAGACGGTCTTGTGGCTCAACATATTTCAAACCAAGAAAGTCAAATATATCCTTCTCAGTCTCCATTTCGGGTGGCTCTCCCGCATCTTCCCTTACAGGTGTGATTGTATGCTCGTTCAGAGTGTAGCCGAGGGTTAGTGCGTAGCGTCGCATTGCTACATTAAATATGTCTGAGCCAGTGAAGTAGAGGATTGCGTAGGCGTATTCGGACTCGGGTGTTACAAGGAGATCAAGTCGCCGTCCCTTTGAACACGCATTTAACTTCGCAATCGCAAGACACTTCTTATCGCCTTCCGCAAGGATTTCCACAATATAATGGTTTTTTTTGAGAGTGCTAATATACTCCTTGAAGCCCTGTGAACCTTTGAGCAACATATCAATGTCGCCTGATGTGGCTGCTTGGCGACGGTAAGAGCCCACAATTGTACCTTCAAGTGTGTGCGGGAGTGAAGCCATTAAGAGCGCTGCGTGTGCATCCATTTCATTGCGGGGAATACGTTCATTAATGTCATAGTAGTAGTTTAGACCAATTTTCTGCGTATCGTTCAGAAGTTTAGGATTACGTTGAAGTTTTGTACGGAGATCCTCAACACTCGTGATCTTATCTTTCTCAATAAGTTCCTTCGCCTTCACCGGGCCGACTCCATAAATCTTCTGTAAGGCATCATAGAGTTCAAAAGGGAATTCGGCTTTCACTCGTTCTGCGGCTCGGAGACTACCTGTTTCAATGATCTCTGCGAACTTGTCCTTAATCTTTTGACCGGCACCTTCAATGTGGGAGAGATCTTCAATTGTGTATATAGGCCGTTCCATTGTCTTCAGTTGGTCAATGACCTTCTTATAGGCTCGGGCTTGAAAGACACGCTTCTCTGCTACGTCCTTCTTACGGAGTGTTTCAAGAGCATTTAGAATGAGAGGTTTGTAATCACTGACGTTCTTAGGGTAGTCGCTCATTTTGTCTGCTATTCTATTAATAAATTACGAGTTCAATTTTTCAAAAAATAATATAATATATGTATAATGACTGATCATAATGAAATATTTACAAAAGTATATAATGGAAATTATTGGAATAGTATTAATAGTAATAATGAGAAATATAAAGGTTCAAGCGGTCCAGGATCTACACTTGAATATAATAAAAATACATATATACCATTTTTAAAAGAGTTTATTAGAAATAATAATATTAAAACAGTTGTTGATTTAGGTTGCGGAGATTTTATTTGTGGAAATGCAATATATAATGATTTAGATATTATATATAATGGATATGATACATATGATAAATTAATAGAGTATCATAAAAGCACAAATATAAATACTAAATATAATTTTATACATTTAGATTTTTATAATAATAGAGAACAAATTATAAGTGGTGATTTATGTATAATTAAAGATGTTTTACAACATTGGTCTGTGAAAGATATACATATATTTTTAAATTATATAATTAATAAGAAATTATTTAAATTTATTTTAATAATTAATTGTTGTAATCAATTCAATGATTATAACGAGGATAGCAAGAATATTACAGGTGGTTGGTATCAGTTATCTGGAAATTATAAACCTTTAAAATTATATAACCCTACAATAATTTATAAATATAATACAAAAGAAGTATCTTTAATTAGAAATTAATTTCTAATCCCAATTATGACTCCAAAATGTAATAGCATAACTATCAGGACACTTTTCTCGAATTTCTAATGGAGATAAAGTATTTATCCAACTTTGAATGTCATTTAATTTATTATTAATTCGCCAATCACACGGATATATTAAATCAGTATCCAAAAGTTGTATTTGTGAATTACGTAATTTTGTACGAATACACATTTTAATAAATATTGGGCATAAATGTGATATATTTCCTCTATGATTATTATATATTTTAAAAGCATCAACTAAAAGCATTGGACCGCTACATGCTTCTACTTGTTTTGTATTCTCCTTACACCGCTTGAAACCCATTTCAAGCATAAGTAACCAGAATATTTCATTTGAATATACTGACATCATCCATGCATTTGGAATATAGTGATTATTAGTAGTATCATTTAACTTACCAAATACAATCGGAGTATTATTTATTTCTGCATTTTCCCATAAAGGTGTGTGATTTTTAAGCGCTAAAAAATCCATATCAACATATAATCCGCCTTTAATAAATAAAATCATATATCTAACGAGGTCAACTCTATAAATTTGTTTTGGTAAGTTACAAAAATCGTCATATACGTCTGGGAAATATGTTTTACAGAAATTAAGTATATCATTATCATCAATTAACTCATAGTCCCAATCAGGATGTAATTCTTGCCACGATGGATGGCAAAATTTATAATAAGGATGAAATGTCTTTGGATCACGCGATTTCCACGTTTGCCAAATTTTCATTATTAGTATATTAATATATCTTTTTAGACTAGGAAAATATTTATAGTTGTTATTTAATAATAACTATAAATATTGTATTTATTATTATTTATTATGCTAATTATTATTTTATTTTTGAGTACCGTTTACGCGCTCGCCTTGGCAGCCTTGGCAGCGCGAGGGGCCTTCGCAGCCTTGGTTGTGACGGCAGGGGTCTGCACAGCGACAACTGCAGCAGTCGCAGGGGTCTGCGCAGCGGCAGAAGCAGCAGGCGCACCACCGCGGCGGCGAGCGGCCTCAGCCACGGCCTTCTTGTAGAGCGTGGCCTTGTCGGTCTTCTTCATGTCCTCCCAAACGCGGTGGACCTCTTCGTGCCACGCACGCAGCTGCTGAGGGGTCTCGCCCTTCTGGCCGCGGGGAGTGCGGCGACGGCGGCGACCAACCTGCTTCTCGAGGTGCTTGGCGGCGCGCTTCAGGTCCTTGAGCAGCTCCTCGACCTTCGAGATGCGCTCAGTCAGGCTGAGGACGGCATCAACGGGGGCGACATCGGTTGTGGCGGTGGGAGCAACGGCGGAAGTAGAAGACATTTGTTAGTTCTAATATACCTTGTTGGGGTGTTTTTAAATAGGAAATTAAACGCACTTGTTCTTAATTGGAAGCATCTAAGATAAAAATTGAAAATGTTTATTAATGTTCGCAACGAGACACATATAATAATGACATCATATGAGAATAATTCAGAATTCATAGAGACATTGTTTAAGAAAATGGCGTTCTATGGATTCACCAATATTTGGTATAGTAATCCTTGGCCAGTCGGCTCCAGCCCTACACATGATACACCAGGTCAACGCTGGTTCGCAGGTGTTTGGACGGGACCTGAAAATGATATGTTATGTCTGAAGATATGCGGAACAAATGAAGAAGCAGCGGCGTGGCTTTCCCCTGCAGGATATGATTTGCGCGACGCAGTTGAACTCGCAATTAAAAAACTTGAGTCTCTAAGAGCGCAGTGATGCGACTTCCCGTCGCCATCGCTTACGAATACGCTCTGGTCTATCATAACTTTCAGAATCTATAGTAAATTCTGGTAATGCGGGAACAATAGAAGACCCAGAATATCGTGTCAACCCATCGTGTTCCCTTATAAATGCGAGATCATTTTCTCTTGCTGTCAAATGAATCTCTGCTTTCTCTTCTGGAGAAAGAGATAATGCTCCACAAGATACGAAGACAAATATCGCACCATCTGGTTCATCCCGAAGAATCATATTTATAATCTCTTCAGTAGTCGTATCATCAGATTCTTCTATAAGGGAACTAAAGAAGTGTTTATAAAGAGTCTCTCGTAACGTTGGCGGCTTTTCCCTAAAAGATGTATGATTATCAAAGCGGTAGATTCCTTGAAAGAATTTACGTCCGCCTCTCCCGTTTTGAGTAGTAAGTCTTCGATTTAGATATGTGCCACCTGGAAGATATGTATGAAGTTCTCTTATTGCTTTCTGACTAGGTGTCTGTGACTCTTCTGAAGAGTGCATTGAAACTGTTTTCAGAAACTCGTCGCGGCACTGGTAATGACATACAGGCCATAAATGCGCATCAATTGCTTCTAATACAATTTCGCCTGGTTCACATGTTTCAAAAAGAAAGCAGTTTTTTGGTACAGTTTTAACCGACACCTCTGAATATAACCCGTGTAAAGTCACATAATATAGTGGTAAATGTTGAGCGGGTTTTAGAGCAGAAAGACACGTCATCGCTGCTGCAAACGCTTCTCTAGAAGAGCCGCAGCAATTCGCACGTGTTTCTGGCTTGCGTTACCGTTGCGGTCAAACTTCTCCTTCCCCTTATCTGACTTCTTACGTCGTTCGGTCTTAGGCTCCTTGTGATCCATAACTACAAGTGTGTGTGTTTTATGAGGCAAAAAAGAAGGTTTCAATTTTTCTGATTACTTTACAATAATACGTATATGGTCCTCAGTACGATATTTATTATTCGGATTTTTCTGCGCAAACTTTAATACAGTAGTAGCAATATTTATAGCATCTGTAACACTCTCTTTATAAATAATAGCATATTTATTATTACCAGCGCTTGTTTTGTAATAGATTTTAACTCCGAATGATTCTTGATCAGCAACAGCATCTATAATATTTTGTTTATGAATAAGTAAACGCCTGGCGTTGTGATCATGAATAAATATAAAGTCATCCGCCATATAGAATTGCTTGACCGCTATATTATGATCAACAGTATCTATTACTGTATTAAATATACTATCATCGTATGTACTTGAAAACGGAATTGCGGGGAAGGTCACAGTAATAAGATAGATACTGATTTTATTAAGAACCCAAGGCTGTTTTATTGGTTGATCAATATTAAATAATCTGTGAATTTGCTTTGATAGATCGTTCAAGAATCCAGTGCGGCTGAAGAAGACAATATTTGAATAGTAGCCATCTTCCTGAAAATTCGGTATTGTCAACTGTAGCCGCTTACTAAGCGGTGTATAACCAATACATAAGAGTTCTTCAAAGATACTCGTCATTTGATGTATCATCATAATGCGTTAATTCTAATTTTCAATTTTGGTTGTTTACGTTAGAATGGGAAGTGAAGCACTTGTATTTGGAGACACTTATTATGAAGATGACCCGATTATAATAGAATCACCTGTAAGGGATTCCTGTATCGTTAGATTATTTCGTTGGCTTTGTTGTTGTTTATAAAAATTGTTACTCAATTTTTGTTGAACCATAAAATTGTTACGCTTAAGCTGAACTATTTTTATGGTTTATTAAACCATAAAATTGAACTGTTTTCCCTTACAGGTGTATTGTTAAGGTTGAAGATGTCTAAGCCACTAGGTAAGTCATGGACAACTTTCTCCGATAATCAGCGGTTCATATTTATTATGAATTGTCTTCACAAATTGATTAGTATTCGTGATGAAAGTAAGGGGCCATCTCCTTATACGAATGAAGAGATTAACTCTTGCTTGAAGTCTGTATATCTGGTTGACGCATATGCAACACCTTCTGGCTTCTGGAATGGTGGAATATGTAATGCGGTTCAGAAGGGGTTGAAGAAGTTTATCAAGGCTGCTAGTTCTCCTGAGTTCAAGAATGCTGAAATAAAGGAGTTGTGTACCAAGGTGAAGTTTTATGGGTTGTTTGGGTTGGTTGAATTAGCGCCACAGCCACAGGTGAAGAAGCGTAAGCGTTCAGAGATTAGTGAAGAGGAGCACTCTCTCAAGTATTGGAAGGAGAGTTCACAGTTCTGGATGAAGAAAGCACACTATTGGGAGAACGAATACAATGCGCTGGAAAAAATTGAAAGGGGTCAGATACGTAAGTGAAGCACACATACAATGGCTCTGAAGCAATGTATTATGTTGACTATTAATTCGCAAGATGAAGAATGGGAAATTACTGATCCTGATGATATTGAGAAAGGCTGGTCGCGTCTCAATCTTTATTTCTCATCTCGTGATGCGATTTGTGGGTACTTCCTTAACATATTCAAGAAGGGCTGTGGCAATATGTACCATAATGAGATTGAATACGAATTGAGGGTCAAGGCGCTTGGTAGTAATCTTCCCGTGACAACCCCAGAGAGAGTCAGATTAGTTCAGAAACAGTATGACTTGTTTATTAGCAATGTGACATTTATTGAGATGAATTCAGTATATAACATTAGTCCTACTGTATACATCAGTGCGACGCCATTGGTGATTCATAATTAGGTTGGTTGGTTGGTTAACATTAAAAAAGGCTCTTTATTTTTAATGATTGGATGTTCTGTTATGTATTGTTTACTCGCACTTCAAGTTCATCACCTGCGTCCTGAACTCGTGAGCCTCGGGGCTCAGTGTTCGGAGACTAGCGACGCATGTGAAGCAGTGCTGTTTGTAGCTTGGTTCGGACTTGTACTCCTTACTACAGTGCTGGCACTTGCCACCAGTCTGCTTGAACGGAGCAAGCCACTCCTTACAGTGCTTCGCAGCGGCGTGCTGGTAGACGTTAGTCAGGCGAGGGCTGGAGAAGGGACACTGAGGACACTTGAAGCACTTGTTGGTATGCTTGGCTGCGATGTGGTACTGGAGGAGGTCATTGCAGCCAAGCATACCCA